CTTCTTTCTCAAACGCCGTGATTTCGATATTCTGATCTGTCTGTGCTTAGTCCGCTCAGCCGTATCCGTTGCAGTGGCACTCTAAAGTACAAGCGAATCCGTGCTTGTGCGGCTCGGAGTACGTGCATGCGGGATCCGTGCAGACGTCCTGGTCGTCTTCGCTCGGGAGTTCCCGCTGGAACGGCGCAAGGAGCTCGTTGTCGACCTTTTCGTTCTTCCTCATGTAGGAATCTTTGAATCGATCCATGGGTTCAGACTGAATGTCCTGATCACCGATCTTGTCGTCGACTACCTGGTTGTCCTGCTTCTCGTAGACGTCGATGTACGCTTGACGTCGGATTCCACTGTACGTGACCTCGTAGTAGCGCCCATCGCTCTTGGTGGTACCGACGAGTGCCTTCCAGTTCTCCAGAGTCTTGGCGAACCACACGACGTAAACCTCGACAGTGTGATCGCCGTGCTCCAGAACGTAGTTCTCCACAAGACGCTTGGCCTTGTTGATGTAGGACTCGTGGTCCGTGGTGTACTGCATTTTATCTCCTGACATCCGAAAGGCGGAGCTCCAGATATAGAACTCCGCCGCGTCTTGTGTATCTACTCGATCGACCAAAGGCCGAGACCAGACTGCAGCCTCTTGGCGATATATGAGTCGCGCTCCACCTGGAACGAAACCATGAAGCTACCATCCGGCAACTTAACGAGATCGCAATCGTGGATGTTGATCAGAACACCGTTGCTGCGAGATGTGACCAACGGAACTGTGATCTTGCTGTCTTCATCCATCAGAACTCGTCTTCGATGGAATCATACGGAAGAACAACTTTCCGTCCTTCGATATACGCGTTGAACAGGAATTCGCTGAGCCCATCGATATACGCGTTGAACAGGAATTCGCTGAGCACATCGTCGTTCATGGCACTTGGCGTGGGAGCATGTAACGAAAGCGAACGCATAAGACGGTCGTGTTCCATGCGAAGGGCTTCATTGAGGAGAGAACCATAGGTAATTCGAATCTTAGCGATGATGTCATCGCCCATCTTCTGGAGCTCAGCCGAGCCCTCGACTTCCTTGGTCTCGTAATTCACCAAGGGAACCGTCTGGTTTTTGAACTTGAGCCAATCTTCGAACATGACGCTTTCTAACGGAGCACCACTTGCCTGGAACGGGTGAGATGAAGCCTCATGAATCTTCGCTATGGCTAGGATCTGTTCAAGTCGCTCGTTCTCCTTGTGACCGGCCTCACGCCAACGAGCCGCTTCTGCCTCGTTACGCTCACGGTCGCGCTTCTGAGCTTCCAGACCGTCCGCCTTCAGTCTGGCCTCGAACTCCAGCCGCTTCTTCTCGGCTATCTCGCGCTTCTGCTTCTTAGTGGTCATAAGGACCTCCTACTTGACGAACTGCTCGAAATTTCCGAACTTCTCGATCGTTAGAATTGCGTCATTAACGAGATTCTCGAAATAGCGGATATCCACCACATCAGTGATGAAGCCGCTTCCGTCTCGCCACTCGATGAGCTCTTCGAACGTCCAGTCGGTGAGATCCAGGCTGAATGCCTTCACCATCTCGGCTTCCAACCACAGATATCCCTTGGTGCCAGTGACAGCATAGGGCTTCTCGTCCTTGACACGCAGTAGAGACGCGCCGCCAGATGACTTGTGGACCGGGACGAACATCCCGACACGCCCGACGAAATGCATCCCCTTGTACGGCGTTGCTGGCGTTGCTTCGGACTCATTGAAGTCCAGATACATCGCGCCCTGCATCACTGACTTGGTCTCGCAAAGGTCGGTGAAGTTGATCGGCTCCAAACTGAACAGAGCCTTGTACACGACAGGATGCTGGAACTGGGCGCCAACAGCATCCCATTTGCCATCCTTACGTGCGATATAGACCGAGTCGTTTACGAGGCAGAACTTCTCGTACGTAGCCTCATGTTCGAAATCGTAGCCATACTTGGCACCGAATTCCATTACGAACTGAATGATCTCCGGCGTCGCGTTGGGAATCTTGATCGAATCAGTCTTGATATGGACTACCTGGAAGCCCTGTTCCTGCACTGCGTACTTCAGATCCACCATGAACAAAGCACCGCGCTTCGCGACGATGTTATCCTTGTTACGCGGATCACGGAACGGGTTGTCGAACTTGGCCGAAGTTAGACCGTACACGATGTTGATCGCGATCTTCAACGCATAGGACAAAGCCTTGACTGCGTCTGAATCGTCAGTGTTCTCGAGATATGGTGCTAATTTCCCCCCGAGCATTTTTTTGACCGCATCGAATTCGCCGTGCTTGATGGCGAGACGAGCGTTTTTCAACGCAGAGAAGTTCGGTGTGTACTCTCCGAACATCTGCAGGTTCTCGATCGTTGTCGGGTGCATCGAGGCGATGTCCAGAACTGCGACGTTCTCGTACATGCCAGGTTCGGAATATACCCAGCCGCCTTCACCGACGAGTTCGCCCCGATATGTACTTTTGCCGAAGTCATACACGTATCCCGGAAATTCCTTGCTGAGGTCCGTATAGACGAACTTGTTCTGCGGCCGACGATCGTTTCCGAAGACGATACGCGAAGCCAACTTCTGCGTCGTGTCGTTGACAGTCATGCCGGCCAGATCGGCCAGAATCGTACGAGCGACGAAGTCACCCTTGCGTGCCTCGAACGTGGCCTCGGTACCAAGAACATCGTTGACACAGTACTCGCACACACGAAGCCACTGCGACGGGTCAACCGGCTCATCCCACGGAAGATCCATCTCCATGTGATGCATGCCGAGCTCGATCATGTACTTCTTAAGAGACTTCTTGTCCGTGGTGAAATCGTAGATGTCTGCATACGACAGGTTGAATGCCTCGCCGAACAGAGCATTCGGATTGCCATCGATGATCTTCTTGGACAGCTCGTACAGCTGGATATTGCTGTAACCCATGAATGCTGCCCACAGGATGTGGTTGTCGTAACGCCGGTTGTTGAAGCCAACCAGCTTGAACTGGAACAGCTCCTCGACTTCCGCCGCTGTCGGATTGATCATCCGAATAACGGTGTCAGTACCCTGGTACTTCCAGCAGATGATGAAGAGGTTGGGATAAACCTCGACGTCGAAGAAGACGAGACGCGCCTCCTTGACGAACACCTCATGGTTCTTGCTGAGATCGTTGGCCGAGACCTCAGACTTGAACTTCATCTTCTGCACGGTCTTGAGCGCCGGAAGAGCCTGGTTGCTGCTGTTGTTGGCAAATGCCATGATCTTGGGGCGAAGATCAGTGACGTCGTACACCATCTCTGACTTGTACGCATCGTCCAGGATCTTCTCGATGAAATCAATGGACGGCTTGGTACCAGGATGAATCTCCTTCCTCAAATTCCGTGCGATCAGGTCACGAAGACCCTTCTCGCTCTGAAGTACTTTGGTCTCGATCACGTTTGTCTTCTCCTTGAAGGGAAGCCCGCTACTGAGCGAAGCAACAGGAACGCTGTTGCACTTCGTCAGCTTTCGTCGGAGAGATGCGTTTCCGCTGTAGGCCTTGATCTCGATGCCATCAGAATAGACAGCTGCCAACTCAGAAGCGTCACCCCCGTCGTAGTTGTAATGAAGGTGGACACCTCCTCCCGACTTGCTGAGTTCAGCGTAGGTGGCAGGCCACTCGCTTGCAGCCTCAAGATTTCGTTCAAGGGATTTCTCGCCATTGTCGTCTTTCAGATCGAAGTCGATGACGATATGGTTTTCCGGTACCATCACGAAGTGCAGATCAGTCGTGTTCAGATCACTAAGAGTGGTAACGACATCTGACCAACGCTTGGCAGGGGTCTCGTTTGAACTACCGTACTGTGCCGGCATCTCTGCCAGAACACCATCCAGTAATGACGTCGTATCGTCCAAGACCAGGGAGAAAGTCTTGGAATCCTGAGTCAATGCAGTCTTGTAGGGTTGCGCTTTGAAACCCTGGAAATAGCTCCGGTGGGTTGTTCCGTCGAGGAAGAGACGGTCGTGGAACTCCGAGAAGTAATTCATGAACTCATCTCGGAACTTGTACATTGGAAGCTTATGTTCGAGTTCAGACTCGTTGCAGTATTCCTTGTACAAGGTGTAACCCTGCTTGAGTGTTGCTCCGTCCTGCATCTTGAAGACATCGAAATATGCTTCGATGAAGTTGAAGAAGATGTCCGTGCGCAGCATCATGTTGACTGGCTGATAACCGCTATAGAAATTCTTTCCCATTGAGCGGTATACATCCAGGCAATGCTGAGCAACTGCGCCGAGTTCGAAATCTAGCTGAGACATCAGACCAAGATATCGGTTCACCGGAACCAGGTTCCCGGTGGGTTGGACATCGATCAGCCGGCGGATCAATCCTGACTTGGCATCCGTGATCTTGATCGGGTCGTTCGTAGCCACGATGATGAACGTGTTGATCTTCGTAGTGTACGTGGCTTTGTACTTCTCATTCAGACGAAGTTCGGTGTGCTCGGTGATCTTGTTGAGCTTCGTGTTGTCGGAGATTCGATCCAGTTTGCTGTCCGGATCGATACCGATCAGCGGATTATCCTTGAAAGCCTCTGTGGCGAAGTTGCTATTATTGCCCACGAGAGACGAAGCTTCGAACGTCGTGTAATATCCGGGAAACAGCTTCTTGATGATGTCGAGGGCAGTTCCCTTGCCCGTTCCCGGCGGTCCGTACAGCGCTAGGAACTTCTGAATCTTCTTAGAATCACCAGCGATGATCGAGCCGATAGCCCATTCGATCTTAGCCAGTTCCTCTGCTGAATACAGAGTTCCCATGAGTTCGTCGTAGGCAGGGTGAGAACCTACTTCGAGCGCGTACGGAAGACGCCGGGTGACGTAATCAGTCTTCTTGATGTCGGTGTTGGAAAACGCGACCTTAGCATCCAACTGGTGGGAGTTGTCGCTGACGTTCTTCATGAACTTGCGGAACTGGTTCCAACCGTTGGTGCCGTACGAACGGAGGAGTTTTGCATTGCACGAGATGCCGTCTTTTGCCAGATCGTCCGAGAACTGCTTCACAGCCTCGTCAACGAGTCGGGTGACGTCATACTCATCCGTAGACCAAAGTCCCTTTTCCTCGTCCCAGATTGCGTAGAACGACTGTCCACGGACCATCAGGTCTTGTGACCTACCTACTGTGAAGTCGGGATATACCTCGGTTACACCACCCCTGGCCTCCTTCGTGCAGATCTGAAAGAAATCCATCTATCCTCCGTTCACTATTCGTTCTGCTCCAGAACATAGGCACTGAGCTGGTACCAGAGTTCTACTTGCGTTTGGTCTTTGTCCGGGTGCTTCAAGGGAAATAACCCGCCGACTCCATTCGGCTTGTACGTTCGGAACATCACCCGGTTAAGAATCTTGTCGACGTGTGTCCTGGGGAATCGCTTCCAATCATCGCTGTATCGGTGGATACCTAAATTTTCCATCATGCGCCAGAACCAAAAGTGGGGTTCTCCTTCAGCCTCGAATGCGAGACGTCGAGACAACCCCACCATTAGCTCCAGTGCAGAACAGCCGAGTTCCGCCCATTCGAAGTCTACATCATGTAGATCCTCGTCGTATACGAAATCGACTCTCAACGCCTTCCCGTCCTCAAGACGATTGTCGTCGTTCGGAACCAACCAGACAAACTCCGTGGTGTAGAGATGTCTCAGCAGTTTCCAATAAGTCAGAGAAGGAACTGTGATATCCGGATCAGCGACTTGACGATAGAGCCATGTTAGGTACAGCTCGTCAAGCGGCTGGATCGTCACCCATCGCCGCCAAGCCCTGCGACTACTTCGGCGAACCTACCCTGATGGCGAACCACTTCGAGATCCATCTGCATGGCTTCGTTTCGAATATGGATCTCATTCGGAGGATCACCGTGCGGGCCGAAGCCACTCAGATTGGCGCCGACAAGAAGGAAACGAGTCTGGTCGTCGAAGATCTCGTCCTGCTCCCCGGCAAGAGTGTTGTCACCCTCGTAGTACGTCAGCGTTGAGGTGTGGAAATTCATCTCGCCGGCGATGAAAATCTCAGCCGTGATGAGATAGGGCTTGGAGCGATCCACGATAGCGTCCCGGAGTTCGGTCTGGGAAACCTTGTTGTAGTTGGCGTAGTCCTCGGCGATACTGATGATGGACTCAGGATCGTGAACGACTTCCTCGAACTCCTGGACCTCTTCGCCTCGATAAAGAGCTGCTGCAGTCTCAGCTCGATCGAAACTCGCCGAGTAAATCACGAGCTCGTTCTGACTCTCGACGAGAGCATCCCTGAGTTCGTTCTGGGCAACCTCGTGGTCGCTTCGAAGCTCAGCCTCCCTGCGCTTGAAGTACTCGTCGCGCTCCTTGACACCCTCTTCGAACGAGACTTCGAACTCTACTTCACTTCTGCGACGACCGATCGCGTAGCCGATGGTCAGACCTACGATTGCCGAGGAGATGGCAATCTTGACGTTGGTTTCCATGCCATTCCTTCTAGATCTTGTCGTAGATAACGCCGTCCACATTGAACTCCAGCCAGACGGACTTCTCGTCTCCGTTCAGGAATCGCCGAGATTCGTTGGTGTTTCCGTTCAGAATCCCGAAGTCGACGTACCCGTCGCCGTCACTGCCCTTGAGCCAGCCAGTCACCGCACCCGCCGGAGTCCGAGTGATACCGAGCATGTCGAGCACCTCGTTCAGAAAGAGGTGACCCTTGCCCCGAAGGATATCGTTGCAGAAGTTCTGCTGAGCCTGCAGGAAAATGAGGTTGTACGATGACTTGGCTTCCCAGTTCTCACTGGTGTCACGGTCGAACAAGAACGAATACGGATCCTTCTTGTTTCCGTCCTTGTTTACAGTCTTCACCGTCTTGACGGCAACACCCTGATCTGTGTCCACCGCGATCTCACGCTCAATCGTCCCGTAGCGAAACTCCTCGTCCTTGTCATGCCCGAGTTCGTCCACCACCCGGCCGCGGTACTCCTTGAACGCCCGGTCGAGGCCGGCATACGCTGCCGTGAGCGCCACGTTCCTACGAGACAGAATGATGTGCGAGCCAGTGAGCGCACCGATCGAGACGATTCCGATGGCGAATGCCGGCGCGTAGAGCTTTCCGATCTTGACAGCAGTCTGGATCCGGTTGTTTACGCTGTCCTTGCGTGCGTCCTCGTTCGTGTACTCCTCGGTCTCCAGAGCCTCTGCATCGGCGATCTGAAGGCTGTTCTTCTTCGCCTCTTCGAGAACCTCGTCCATCTTGAGCGTAGCCTTGCAGGCCAGCACGACAGTGGCGACCACGCCTACGGTGCCGACGCCGAAGAGAAGCACGGGTGAATGCTTCTTGGTGATCAGGACTTGTCGTCCTACCTTGCTTGTGACCTTGTTCTTGATGGCCGTGAGGCTCATCGCTGCTCCTTAGTTGTGGTGGGTTACTTCTCGATCTTCTGCGAAAGCTTGTACGTCGCTTCCGCAATGCGCGGCCTCAGCTGCTTTCCGAACTGCTTGTCCAGCGCGATGAACGCCGGCCGGCTGGCGAATGCTCCGACGATGAGACCAAGCAGGAACTTCATGATTCTCCTAATCGAGATCTTCCGGGGCTGGGAGGTTGAGGAGATAGCCGCTGGACACTCGCTGTACTCGGGCGTTCCCGAGCCTCGTCCATCCGAACTTCTCGTCCGTGTAATGGAATTCCTCGCCGACCATCTCGTACAGATCCTTGACGCTGATGGCTTCGTACTTCTGGATGATATCCCACATCGTCTTCAGCACATCGTTCGCTTCCTCCCACGAAGCGAAGATGATCTGATCGAAGTTGTGGGTCTCACGCCGGCGCGCCATGGGCTGAGGATCGGGGCGACGCTGGTTGGACGAATAGCGGTTGTAGTTGGTGTGGTTGGAATTGCCGAATGCACCGGCGCTTGGACGCTGACGACGAACTTCTCGAGCATCGCCGAAGATCATGCGTTCCACGCCGGCACTAACGGCATCCGTGATCATGTCCTTCATAGCCGGAACAAGAATCGTACCGAACACGAAGTCAAAGACGCCCTGATCGGTGTCTCCGATGAAGATCTCACGGAATCTCTTGCCGAGAGGAGGCTTCCGACGGGTCACTTTCCCAGCGACAACCTTCGGGATGACCTTCTCTTCTGGCTTTTCTTCGGTCTTAGCCTTCGGCTGCTGGCTGTTGCTGGGGAAATTTTCCACGATTTCCTTCGAAAGAGAAAACTAAAAGACCAAGTGATTTGGTCGATTAGTCTTAAGATTTTACGTTTGGCAGATCAGTTCTCTTCGGGTTCGAAGTGTTCGTCGATGCGCTCTCCGAGCTTGTTCTCCATCTTGATCGTGTAACCGATCGCGGCAGAGACAACAAGCCCGAGTGTGCCTTTGACGATTAGCTTCGCAAGCTTCGGGTTCATGGCAGGCCTTTCGGTAGGGGTCTCATTATAGGCCCCGTAAATCCTGCGAGCCCATGTCAGCTCGGAAGTGTGATGTCAGGATAGACGATCGGGAACAGTTCCAGGTACTCGCTGGCCATGCACATCGTCAAGCCGTACGGAGCCGGAGCCTGCGGACTGTATATAACCGCGGTGTCATCGACGATGTGGCTCGAATCCTGCAGGTACGTCCAGACCTCGATCGGCTGACCGATGAAGGACATGATGTCGTTCTGCGTACTGGTTACTGCGTCGTTCCCACTACTTCCAGGAACCTGATCCATTGGCGCGGGCATTTCTTTTCTCCTGTTTTAAGGCTAGCAAATAAGGGCGCATGACTTTCCCGGTGGCGGGGAGCAGATCGGGACATCGGCTGTCATTTATAAAGCAGCATCCGGAATAGGAATCTCGGAGACCCCTACAATCCACAAGAATCCTTGCTGCTTCACCTCAAGTTGCTAGGCTGCCTTCGAGTGGTTGCGCCGCTGCATGGCGACGAGAAGCTGATCCTTCGTCCAGTTACGCTGGTTCGGACCGACGACGGACAAGAACTCGGCCTCGTCCATGGCAATAAGCTCAGCCGTGGAGTAGTTCTTGGGCTCGGGAAGCTGAACGTCCTCCATCGCCCGAACCATGTTCGCCGGCATGATGCCGTTGCAGAACTCGACAGCCGCACTAGAGTTGGTGATGAGCTCCATGAAGAGCTCCTCGTACGCTGCGGTCTCCATGAACTCAGCCACGATGTCGTCGTTCTGGATGAAGCGCCGGCCGTCAGCAGACCTTACGCCGTATGACTGCGCGATGAGCATACGGAAGGTCTCCATGAGCTCTGCGCCGTTCTCGTCCTCCACGATCTTCTTCAGGTAGTCGCTCATCCCTCCCTCGACAGAGTACTGCATCTTCGTCATCTTGGACGGACTGATGTTGAAGTAGAAGTCCTCGGTCTGGACTTCTCCGTTGTAGTCGGTGTAGGTTATTGGCTTCCTGAACATTTTCTTTCCTTTCTATTATCTCCGATCAGCTGGAGATCACGGGTAAAGCAGCCCTGCGATACGTGTCCACACAACCTATACCGTCATCATATTGGACGACGATAATAGTCGTATCGCAGGGCTGCAGCTTTTGAGGCGACCGTCAGGCCGCGTCCTGCTCCTCGGACGTCTCGTCCTCCACGACCGAGTTCCGGTTCCGCGCGACGAGCACACCGGTCGTCAGAAGCAGGGTGGTGACCGTTCCGACGATGACCTTCTTGTTCCTGGCGAGACGCTTGATCTTGTTCAGGATGGGCTCGGCGCCGTCGGTGTTGTCACCGTCGTAGAACTCCGGCTCGTCGTTCTTCTTGATCGAGGTGACGTTGGCCGACTTCTGCGAACGGGGCTTCGGGACCTCGTTGGTGCCGGGAACCTGCTCCTCGACAGCGTTCTCCTGGGCCTCAGCGGAAGTGTTCTTGGCTGCCATTTTTGTCATACCTTTCAGTTTATGAAGGTTAGGAATCTTCGGTAAAGCTCGTCGTCAGCGAAACGAGTAGTAGCCTCGCGTCGGAGTCGTTCTGAAATCGACGGTGATGCAGGGTCGGTTCTTGTCGTCGAGTGCAGAACCGTACAACACTTCCAACTGGCAATCGGTGTTCCAACCGATCTCATCGGACTCAGACGTCTTACTGAGTCCGATTCTTTCCCAGTAATCGGTAAGCGACGCATAGTCATTTCCGAGAATCTGGTAGTTCGTGTCATTCGCGGCCTTCTTCAGATCCTCAAGGGTGCTCTGGAAGTATCGGCCGGAATGTGCGTCCTTACACAGGACGTTGTCATCCGTGAGGATCAGAGTCGACGGCGGCGGATTCTTCGTGACGGAATCCTGAGCAACCTCGTCACGGATAACCTTCTCCTTGGTCTCTCCGACCTTGTCGAGAACCTTCTCTCGATATTCCCTGAAGCCCTCCTGAGCAATGGAATAGGCGGAGGCAATGGCAGCCGTGCGTCGAGCGGAGATATGGTTCGCGAAGAGAATGCAGGTGATCGTCGCTGCGCCCACACCTACAGCCGGAACGTAAAGTCGCCAAAGAAGCTCAGTTTGCTTCTGGAATGCGATCGGAACTCGATGCCCGTTCTCATCGCAATCTCGTCCCACCTCGAATTTGCTGAGAACTTCCGCAGCCTTGAACGAGGCTTTTCCAGTGAGTACGGCGGTCGTGACCAGACCCGTGACACCAAGAGCAGTGAGAATCGTTGGAGCGTTGTCTGCGCTCGCCTTCTGGGCCCGGCGTACGATTGCGCCGATATTCATTACTGAGAACTCCTCTGGAGATGGACCGTCGTGTTGACGCCCATGATCGAGAACAAGAAACTGAGGTCGCCGTTTTTGTAGGTGAAGGTCTTGGACGAATCCTGGGACGCCAGAATATCGCCTTGCATCGCTGATACGTCACCGGCGGATGTCACGGTGAACGACTGCGACTTGGTGAGAAGCGTGTCGAAGGAGCCGACCCAGTAGGTCCCAGTATCGGAACCAGTGTTCATGCTGATGGAGATCTTGTCGTCCGAGATGTTTGCCGTCATCTTGATTCCGGGTATGCCGGAAATCGACTGCGTCCACGTACCGTCGAGAGACACCGGTCCTGATTCGTCCTGGGCGACCGAGACACTCGCGACCTTGTGCACGGCGATGGTACTCGACTTGTGGTTCATGGAGATGAACAGGCCGGCCGCCACGACGATGGCAAGCGCTAGTACAGCGAAGGCTTTCTTGTACATTGTGCACTCCCAGCGTTAGGAACGAAAAAGGAAAACCTAAACACCGTGTTGGGGTGTTTTTGGTTTTTAATAGACTACTTCGAGTTCTTGACTCGGCGGTTGACGTCCTTGGCGTAGGCGTTCGATCCACGTGCGTGTCCACTGGCGTCGATCAGCTTGGCGGTTGCGGTAACAACTGTGGCGATGGCGGCGATGGTCAGCATGGGGTTTTCGATTGCGTTCTGCTTGAGGTTGATGGCAAACTGCTTCATGTTGAATCCTTAGGGTAGGGGTCTCATTATAGCCCATGTTTTTTTCGCGACCCCTCGCTGAATACCCTACCCGGGATTTTTACTTCTTCCTCTGCCAGTCCCAACGATTGAGAACCTTGATCCCATAGTGTGAGATCAATCGGCATACGGTGTAGATTGCTATACACCTAAGTAGAAATAGAAACGCAGGCATTCATCACTCCAAAAAGGAAAACCTAAACACCGGGTTAGGGTGTCAGGTTTGGAGGTCTAGTTGGTGTGCGTGGTCTTGACTGCGATCTTGCAGACAGCGCTCACTACAGTCACCGTAACTATGGAGCCTACGAGGATCTTGGCGGCAGGTCGCATGAGGTCTTCGATAACACCGTTGATGATGTTGCCGAAGGACTCTGCGACGAGCTCGACAGTTTCGTCGTGGTTTTCTTCGTTCTTGGGGGACTTGGTGAGGCTGATGTCTGCGACAATGCGCTTCTTGAACATGGCGGTCCAATCAGTAGGGGTCTCATTATAGGCCATGTAGAAGCTGCGACCTGCGAAAACCTAAACACCGTGTTAGGGTGTTTAGGAATATGTTTATTTGTTGAGTTCCGTCAGGCAGGCTTGCAGGTAACTGTTCAGGTTTGCGGAATCGAACTGGCTGAGGTCTTCCTCGGTGGTGATGCATAGCATCCGGTTGTTCACAAGTATGTAGAGCTTGTGAGCATCGGGAGTGATGTACATCGTGTCGGGGTTGGCTTTCAGACCAGCGAGGATTTCTTCTTCACTGAAGTTCTCCATTACAGGTCCTTTCATAGGGGTCTCATTATAGCCCGTGTAAAGCCTGCGATCAGCCAGAATTGGCAGCATCCCACCCATCTTGCCACGCTTGAGCATGTCCTGCATATTTAGCAGCCTCAACTTCCTTTAGAAAGGATTGAGTCAACTCCTTTTGAGATTTGTTCCTGATGATCAAGAGCACGAAGAAACCAACCGCAAAACCGAGAATAAATGCGATCAACATCCCGATCATTTTTCTCCCTAGGCAAAAAGTTAAATACACGCCCCGTGCAAGAGTGGTTAGCTCTCACACGGGGCGTGTTGGGTTCTACAGTGGCGATGGGGGATTACCGGGACTTCAGTACGAAGCCCAGTGCCTTCGAGGCGATGACGTGAACATGCTCGTAGCTGATGATCAGGACGATGCCGGCCAGATTACCGGCAATCAGGGCCGCAGTGTCGGGACTAACACGCTTCGGAGAGTTCTGCTCCTTAAGCTTGCTGAGTTCCTTCACTCGGTCCAGGGTTACCTGGTAATCGGGGTCGGTCGTCTTGAGGTCCTTCAGCTCCGAGAGTGCGGCGTCGATGGTCTCGTCGAGCACAGTGGGTTTGGTCTGGATTCGGGGAATCATGGTCAGCCTTTCAGTAGGGGTCTCACTATAGGGCTTGTATTTTTCGCGAGGTCCCTAGGAAAGGCTTTAGGCAGGCGGAGGAATCGAAGCTCCGTGCTGCGCCACCGCGACGGGAGTCGCCTGAGGCTGCACCTTGAAGATCGCTTCCGTCATGTTCTTGATGTTGGCCGGGTGGCCATTCGTGATCAGATTGAACGTGATCTTGGCGTCGTCCTCGACGGTTTCGATGATGCCGGCGTACTTGGACTCACTCGCGTTGTAGGTGGCCGTCGAGTAACCCAGTAGACCGCCCAGAACCGTGTTGGTACCAGCGATGGTCGCCATGACTTCCGCGACGTCCGGGAGATGCCAGATCTGCCCCAGGGCGAAGTAGATCGCGGCCAGGGCCGGCAGAACGATGGAGACGACATGCTTCAGCAGAGTGTACTGATCGGTGCTGAGCAACGGCTTCTTAGCCGTGGTGGGTGCGGGAGAAGACGTGGACATTACTGATTACCCTTTCCGGGTTCTGGAATATGTCTGCGTGATGTTCATGGGAACGAATGGGGAGAGACTCGACTTCGAGCATGATTCTCTGTGCGACGCCGTTACCACCGAGAGCGAGATATGGATCGTAAAAGTACTTACGAAGATCCTCGTACTCGTCCTTGGTGATTGATCCCCGTTCGATATACTGGATCCCAAGAGTGGTCAACTGGTTGTATGCCACTCCCATCATCAGGTGAGTGGTCGCATGGTTCTTGGT